GTGTATTTCCCCCAAGCGTTCGCTATCATTTCCCCCATGGCCTACTACGAGAAGCGCGGGGACGCCTGGCGCGCCCAGATCCGCCGCAAAGGATACCCAACCCTTTCCGCCACCTTCGACACCAAGGCAGAAGCCCAGCGCTGGGCAGCCGAGATCGAGGGTGACATGTCGCGCGCGCGCTTTGTCGACATGCGCGAAGCCGAAAGCACCACGCTCGCCGAGGCCCTGGACCGCTACCTCTCGGAGGTCACTTCCACCAAGAAGGGCGCCAAGCAGGAGCAGGTCCGCATCAATAAGTGGAAAGAACACAAGCTGGCCAGCAAAGGCCTGGCTGCGATCCGCTCGAGCGACATGGCTGCCTACCGCGATGCTGAACTGAAGGAAGGTAAATCGACAGCGACAGTGCGCCTCAACCTTGCGGTGATCAGCCATCTCTATACGGTGGCCACCAAGGAATGGGGTATCGAAGGGTTGACCAACCCATGCCGGGCGATCCGTATGCCGAAGGGTAGCAAGGAGAGAGATCGGCGCCCGACGCCGGCGGAGCTCACTGCTCTGTATAAAGCAGCCGGCCAGATGAATGCCCAGCTGCCGGTCTTCATTGAGCTGGCGGTGGAGACGGCAATGCGCCGGTCTGAGCTGTTGATGCTGCGCCGCGACCAGGTGCGCGGCAAAGTGGCCTATCTGGAAGACACCAAGAATGGCGAGCGGCGTGCCGTGCCACTGTCCTCTCGGGCGATCGCCCTACTGGAGGGCCTGCCCACGCCGATCGGTGGCGGCCGGTACTTCAGCCTCGCCCTCAACACGATCAGCAATTACTTTCCCCGGGCCTGCGAGGCGGCCGGGATTGAAGGCCTGCGCCTTCACGACCTACGCCATGAGGCGACTAGTCGTTTCTTTGAACGGGGCTTCACCATGATGGAAGTGGCGAGTATCACTGGCCACAAGACTATGGCGATGCTCAAGCGCTATACCCACCTGAGTCCGCAGGACCTGGCCGAAAAATTAGGCTGAAATTCTATCAACGGAGTGAAAATGTCTCGCTTGCCTGAAGGTATTCGAAGAGTTTGTATTGTGACAGGAACTGTTTTAATGTTCGTCATGTTATTTGCGATGCGCTATACGCTTCGCGACTGGCTAGAGATGCCTTGGGATCGAGCAGCGTTAACTGCTGCCACTCTGATCGGCTTTTTTTTAAGCCCATTCATCGTGTGCAGGGTCGCCTTCTGGATCAAAGATGGTTTCGCAAAAAGCGGGACTTGAGATTGTTCAAGCCACTGTCCTTAATGACGGTGGCTCTCGCCGCTTCCGCCCAGGCTTGGGCTTTTGATGCTCACCATCCCGAAACTCGCGCAGGAACTTGCGCACGTCCTCTTTCAGCCAGCAGTGCCGGTTGCCCATCTTGAAGCTCTTGGGCAGCCACGGCACGCTTCGGCGAATGCCCTCTCTGATCGACGCCTCGGTCCGGCCCAGCAGCTTGGCCAGGCCTTCGACGGTCAGCACCTCTGTTTCTTCGCTCATTCCTTTCTCCCGACCTGACTCGCCCGATTCTGGTTTTCACGCTGATCTGTCACGGCAGCGCTCTCCAGTACAGCAACCACCGATTCGATTCCAGCCGCATAGCTGCCAGGTCGGCCTGTGGCCGCGCCGATTAGCCGCTCGATCACTAGGTCAATAGGCGCCGCCCTGAGCGAGCCGACCATGTCTATAGCCCAGTCGCGCCCTTGCAGAAACATGTACCGATTGATCGGCCCTGTGATGACGAGTGGTTCCATGGCTGGCCTGGGCGATTCAGTTTCGGCTGGAGCCACCCGACCAGCCGCGCGCGACTGCACTGAATTGCGTCGGCCAAGGGCTCTGCGTAGCGCCATGGTTGCAATGATGTTCACGACAGCGCTCCCGTACCCTTCGCCGCGGCGGTGACGATGAAGAAAGACACCAAGAAGCATGAAGCTGCAAGCATTGGGTGGCCGCTGTAGATCAACGCGTACAGCTGGAAGCAGCTGCTGATCAGGCTCAGCCAGAAGTAATGCATGATGCGCTCGGCTGCATCCCCGGTAACCACGCCACCCAGCACGCCGGCCCAGGCCATGACGTTGAATATCACGGTCACATAGAAGGCGAACCGGTGAAGCTGTGTACCGCCGAATAGCAGCGATAGGCTGATGATGGCGCTGATGCCTGTGGAGATCAGGGTCTGGATCATGGTCGACCTCCTGCCAGCGCAGCCAGCTCAGCTATCAGCGCTTCGGTCCGCCCGTAAAACTTCCCCGCATCTTCGTTCACGAACCGCTCGAGCACGGTGGCCACTGCCTGCTGGTTGGCCAGGCCGCGCAGGTCAGCTTCGGTCAGTGGCGTGTCGGTCGATGGCGCGTGCACGAAAGCGTCCTGGCTGATCAGTAGGGTGCGCACCGGCCGGATGCCCTTGCACTTGCTTACCCAGTTCGTATCAGGCACGCACCAGGGCAGCATATGCAGGCACCAAGCAGTCGCTGCGTTCGCCTTCTGACTGCTGGCCCAGTACTCGCTAAGGCCGAACGCCTGGGCCGCGCCCCTGACGGTGTACGATCCGTCTAGCCCCCATTCTGGTAGCTGCAAGAGATTGCAGCGCAGCACCTGCAGCTCTTCGATGGAAGGGATGTGCCAGCCCCAGGTGCCACGGATGTTCATGCCCAGAACCTTGCGGGCAATAGCGCTGCCCTCGGCGGCCATGGCTTGGGTGTTGGCCATTCCGTCGAAGCGGGACGTGGCGCCACGGATGCGTGGGCGCGGGCCTTCCTCCTGCCACCAGTGTGCGGCGACTTCAAAGTCCCGGCCTGCATCGATAACCGCGTGCTCGGCTCCGTCGAAGAACAGGCGCCCGGCGAAGAAGCCACCACCAAGGGGTTGGCCCACGGCGGGCAGGGCGGCAGGGTTGATTGTGCGGCGCTTGGTCATTTTCCAGCCCTCGGTTTTCCGGTTACGACGTGACTACCAGCGCTGTCATGCACCGTCACGGTGGGAGCGTTGCGAGCCATGGTGCCGTCAGGCATTTGCGTGTAGGTCGGGATTCCGTAGAACGGCCCGCCCGGCGCAAATGGATCGGGTAGGAAACCTGGCTTGTCTATCAGGATCTGCTCGAACTGCCGCATGCAGGCGTTGAACAGCGGACCGTTCTTGAAGTCAGGCTGTTTTCGCCCGGACCTCGTGCTGGCGCTGTCCTCCAGCCCGGCCACGAACGCCACCCCAGAAAGCGTGCCCCTGGCTTCGGCGGCATACTCGGCAGCCTCAGCTCTATGCACTGGGTTGACCGACAGGACATCGAGGACGGTGTCGAGGCCGTGCACGATGGTCAGGTAGTCGTCGGCACGCAGGAGCCAGTCCGCGATCACCAGGAAATTATTCCGACGACTCTTGCGACGAGCTTCACGTTGCGCCTCTAGCTCTTTCACCTTGCTTGCAGTGAACGGCAGACCCGCGCTCGCTGCCTTAATCTGCTCGGCATAGTAGACGTGGTCGTGCTCACGCTCGGCGCACATGTGGCGCGCAGCGCGGCGGGCGATGATTAGAGAGATCAACGGCTCGACGTTGCCGCGATTGGACAACTCCATCAGCCGGCGTGCGTGCTCTGGCTTCATTCGCATTGCTGCTCTCCTGATTCAGCAACGGCACGCATGTGCAGCTTGATGCCGCAGGACTTGGCGAGCACCTGCAGCTCTGCCACGGTGGTGGATGGGCTTTGCAGGGCTTGACCGAAATCGACAAGCCGCTGACCCAGCCTCCCGAGTTCAGTTGTTAGGTGATCCGTATAGACGCGGGTGTCGGTTGTGGTGATAGTCATGGCTGCTGCTCCTGCTGGGCCTGCATCTGGTTCGCCAGCACAAGGGCGCCGAGCAGGGCCTGCTGGCGCTGCTGCAGGTCTAGGTACTCCCGGATCGCCTTCACGATCAGCGAGTTCATGGAGCGATCGTCCGCGTCCGCAGCCTTGGCCACCTCGTCGCGCATCCCATCAGGGAGACGCACGACGAATTTGTCAGCTGTGCGCGAGCCGTATTCAAAGGCCATGGGGCACCTCCAAAGGGTTCGCTGTCACGTTGTGCACCACCGGCTGCTCCAAGGCTTCCAGGCGCAGGGCGGTATCGATCTCCTGATCCAGTTCTTCGCCGGATAGCCAGTTATCGCCGCGCACTACCAGCAGGTCTTCATCTGGGTCTTCGATGCGCTCGCGGTCACGCAGAAAGCGATAGCGCTTGGCGTCAGCAGCCATGCGAACGTGGTCATCAATGCTGAAGTCTGGCGCCTCATGGACGGCACCTTCGGCGACGCGGCGCTGGTGAATCTCCTCACGGTCGATAATTACACCGCGCGGAGCCTCAATCCCCAGGCGAACCTGGCAGCCGTTAACCTGGGCCACGCTGACCCGGATCTTGCCGCCGATGATGACGGCCTTGCCGATGTTGCGGCTGAGCATGAGCATTGGTGAATCTCCTTATTTAGGGCGAGCGAGTACCCGCCGAGTAACTTGGCTTTCGCAAAAAGTTGAGGTGTTACGGGGCGGAAGTTCCGCCCGATAAATCAGTGAAGTTGCAGTACCTGCTGCCCATCCTTTTCAAGCTGGATGATCTTTCCTTCGATGACTGGCTTCTTCAGCTGCCATCTGCGCATCGTCTTCCCGGCGAGACTCGCCAACCCCTTTTCCTGCTTGAGCTCAGCCATCAGCAGGTGGCGTTGCTCGTCGTACGAGCTGGATTTGTACGCGAGCTGATCAGCCATCCAGTCAAAAGCGTTGATGAAGTCCTCTTTGATCCGGTCTGCTTTCTCGCCGGTGAAGCCCATCACGACAAACATGAAGCCGTTCTTCGTAAGCTCGTACATCGGGCGGCTCTCGCCTTTCGCATCCACATATTCAACGAGCGCAAAATTGCGCCGGTTGAAATCAGCGGAGCATTTCATTCTCGCGATCTTGCGAAGAACAGCCTTGTGATCCTTGCCAAAATACCGAGCGACCTTTAGCGAGTCGGTCGTCGGCTTCCCGCCTTGGGCCTGAACCATCTTGCGAAACTCGCCTTCGGTCAAAATCAAATCAGTCATCCAGTTTCTCCTCGAATGGAGTCATCACGCGCGAGTCCATTCGCTGGCTGGTTGGTCACCGCGCAGGGCTCTCGCTGGAAAGCCCTCGACGCTGACCTGGCCATGTCAGCAGTACCCGTCAGCCTGCCGGGCCTCGACGATCTGGCGCACCTGGTCCTGGTCGAACACCAGCGCCGTTTGGAAACCGCTGGACGCAGTACGCGCCCGCTTCGGCTCGTAACCCAGGCGCATCACGTAGCGACGAGCCGCACTGCGGTCCATCTTCAGGCGCTCGGCCAGCTCTTTCATGGTTGTCAGTTTCGGAGCTGAAATGCTTGGGGGAGGAGTGGCTGCCTGGGCGGTGATCCCGATCGTCAAACTGATCATGGTTTTGTCCTGTGTTGGGGGTTGTGTGAGCTGGCGCTTAGGCCGCTACCTGGAACTGCTCGACTCGCCGAGCGACCGTGCGCAGCTCAACACGGCGTTCGCCGCCGTTGCCGCCACGACGAACACGCATGGCTTGGTCGTCTCCGATCATGCCGTGGATGGCCATAATCAGGGCCAGTGCGGTTACGGCAGGGCTGATGACGCCACGCTTGAATGCCTCAGCAACTAGGGCGGCGCGACGGGTGACGCCCCATTTCGTGCCGAGGGCGATCAGTCGCTTCTTGACACCATCCTCGCTGATGCCCAATGTCCGCGCGGCTTCCTTACCGGAAGCTCCACCAGCGATGGCCAACAGGCATTCCAGCTCGCGAGGAGCAGCGCCATGACCAAGCAAGCCCTGCCAGTTGCCAATGGTGATTGAGGTTGCTGAGGTCATGGTGGCGCTCCTTGCTAATTGGTTATGTGGCAAAGAGTACCAATTGGATAATTTTGGTCAATCCTTTTGGTAAATATTTTTTCCAAAAAAAAGCCCGCTCATCAGCGGGCCCTTTACCGGCAGGGATCAAACCCTGCTTCCACTCCACACAAACACCACCCTTCCTAGGATCTGCACTCGCTCCTCCAAGTCCTCCGGTACTACGATTTCTTTGTACTTTGGGTTGTCGGACACAATCCGTATGCCTGAAACCTCCCGCTGGATTCTCTTTACCAGCAGTGACGTGCTCATGGCTATCAGGTAGACAGCGTCGTAAGAAACCGAATTCACACCCGTATCAATGAGAAGCAGATCACCATGCTTGATCGTGGGCGACATCGATTCGCCCATTCCGGTGATGATTCTGAGGTTCGATATCTCGGTCATGGCTACTGTGCGTCGCAGCCATTCGACCTCAAGGGACATTCTGCTAGCCACCACCTCGGTCTCAGGAGCGAAGCGCCCTGGGCCCATCGAAGCCTCGACATCCATCACTGGGATATCAACATGCCCGCTGTATCTCTCGATCTTTTGGGCCAGGCGAACTGGTATATCCAAGTGAACAGGTGAAATCGAATCTGGGTTGGTCGCCGGGTCCCACGCCCCGCCAGCCTCAAGCTTTGTGAGAGGCATATCAAGGTAGCCAGGATCGACTCCCAGTGATTTCTCAATCTCTCGCGCCATGGTTTCTCCAATGTTCCTTGAGTGGGCGGGATTGTCTGAAAACAGCCTCGAAACGTACGAAGCAGGCTTCCCAATGGCCTCGGCCAGAGAGGACTTGCGTCCGCTGAACATGGTGAGAAGGAGTTTGTGAAGGCGATGGCGCCGGATGTCTTTGATTTCCATACCTGAAATGTACCTTTTATTTCTCATGAGGGAAATTACCTTGAATTGGTACATTTTCTGAGTAAGCTAGGACGAAAATGCACCATTAGGTAAATTCAATGAACCTGGCTGACTACCTAGAAACCTTGCCCAGGGGCGGAAAGAAACTACTCGCCTTGCGGCTTGGTGTGACCGCCTCCTATTTGTCTCGCCTCGTCTCAGGTGATCGGTCTGTAACCGCTGAGCGGGCCATCCAAATCGAAGAAGCTACTGACGGGGCTGTGACTCGCTTTGAGCTTCGACCAGACATCCAGTGGGTGATTCCCAAGCGACCCAAGCGTAATGCCAAGTTGCCCACACGGGAAACAAATGTACAGACAGACCCGCGGCAATACAGCCCCACCTACAGGGCTGTTAATCCATCCAGTACTTCGCAGGCCTCCCCATGACGGCCTCGCCAGTCCTGCTTTTGCTGTCCGGCTGACTTTTCTCCGGGCAACAAAAAACCCGCCGTAGGAAGCGGGTTTCTCTAACCAGTCCACGCCAATGGACTTTTTGAATCTTCGTTCGAGGAGAACGATATGTCACGTGCAAAAAATACCACCGCGCCATCACTGGCGCAACCCATCCTCACCGCCGAAATCGGCTTCTTTGAAGCGCCGATCGATAACCGAGCCGTTCAGCTGCTCAGCGTCTCGGCTGGCGCGAACGCCGAAGACGCACTGCGGGCAGCTCGCACGCTTTCCTCGGGTTTGAGCCAGCTTTGCCACCACCTGCACGACAGCCTGAACTTGGGCGAGTTGGCGTATTGCGATAGCGCGGCGACTCTCGCGTTTCTGGGCGAGACAGTCAGCGCGCTGATCTGGTCGGTAGAGAAGAGCGTTGCCCACGCAGCTGACGGCGGGGTGAGCAATGACTAATCAGCCCGCAACGATTGCACATCCTTTCGCTTCCAGTGGCGCCAGCGAGGTCTTTGAGGCGGTGGCGGGCGTTCCACTTCACGAGTCCTTGGATGCTGCCACTGATCGCCTGGAAGCGGTTCTTGCTGGTCTGCGCGACTTGATGACCGAGCCGTCCGTGTCCAATCAAGCCACCTTGATCTATTTCGCCGCCGACGCAGCGCTCGCGCTTTGCTACGCCGCCCATGCCGGTGTCGCTCCGGAGCAGGAAGGTGCCGCATGAGCATGGATGAACTGGAAACCATCGCCCAGGACGCTACCTTCCAGGTCCAGTGCGCCATGTGCCAGATCGACTGGCTGCGGGGCGTCTTACATGTGCTTGAAGACCGCCTCAAAACTGCTGGTGATTCGCACGGCGCCAACGTGGCCAACCTGGCGATCTACAACGCTGATGACTGGCACAACGGCTTGGACGACCAAGTGGGGACTCTGGAGAAGCGCATCGAGTCGGCAGGCGCGGCGCCACAAAATGCCGTCGATCCACTTCGTGGAGCCACCAACCCTGAGCGCTTGCCGTTGGCTGAATTTGCGCGTGGACGACAGCATGAGGCGGCGAGGGATCTTGGTGTTCAGCAAGCGGCTATCAGCAAGGCAATCCGCGTTGGGCGGGCTGTTTACGTAACGCGCATGGCTGACGGCTCTTACAGTGCGATTGAAGAGAAGCCATTTCCGTCTCCGCGTTTCGGGGGGGCGGTATGAGCCAGATCACCATTCACAACACCCAGATACCCGTCGTCGAGTACCGCGGTCAGCGTGTCGTCACCCTGGCGATGGTAGATGCAGTTCATCGACGCCCTGAGAATACCGCTCGCCGCAACTTCAATGAGAACAAAGACCGGTTCATTGAAGGGGAGGATTTCTTCAAAACCACTCCAGCCGAGCTACGTCAGCATTTCGTACGGGCATCGTGCGAAATCCCCTGCAACAAGCTGGTGCCGATCCAGGGGCGCGGGGTAACCCTGCTGACTGAGCAGGGCTACCTCATGCTCTGCAAATCGTTGACTGACGATCTCGCTTGGGAGGTTCAGCGGCAGCTGGTCAATCGCTATTTCCGTCCAGAATCGAAGGTGGTTACTGCTCCCTCTCTCCCGAACGACTACATCGAGGCGCTGGAGCACCTGCTGGCTTCGAAGCGCTCGGAGCAACTGGCGCTTGAGCAACGTGACCAAGCGATCGCGACCAAGGCGGAGATCGGTAGTCGGCGAGAAGCCACGGCTATGGCCACCGCATCCGCTGCAGTCCGTCAGGTGCAAAAGCTCAAGGAAGAGCTGGGCCTCGGCATCCGCCAGGCGTCCGTGGTCGCGGTCGAGAAGGCCACCGGCCGCAACTTCGGCACCGCCGGTTACGTGCCGCTGCGCAAGTGGTGTACGGCGCGCGGCATCACCGCCCCGAAAGTCATCCACCCCACCTTCGGCACGGTTCGTTCCTGGCCCGCTGGTGCCTGGATGGACGTTTACCAAATTGACCTGGCCGAGCTGTTCGGCACTCCGGGAGAAACCGCATGAGCACCATCAAACTCGAAATTGCCGAAAAGATCGCAAGCATCGCGAACAAGCCCAACCTCTCTCGCAAAACGATGCTGATCCTTACTCAGCGAGTGGTGCGCAACGGTTTGGCCAAGCTGCAGCAGATTCGCGATGAACGCCGCGTCTTCCGTCGCGAGGCGGCAAAGCTCAAGACGTACCCAGTGGCGCAGCACCAGACAGACATCCTCCTGGCGAAATCCAAGAGCCATCGTGAAGATGATCACAAGACCATCAAACAGGGGCTGATCGGTCTGGGTTACCACCTGATCAAGGACACCGACAACAGCTACGACGCCATTGGCTTCGACTGCTTGTGCGACCTGCTGAGCATCAACCCGGTACATCGTGCAGCAATCCAGAACGACGAGCGAGGTCTTGCCGGGCTGATCTACGTCGCAAGGTTGGAAAACAGTGCCAGCCCACAGTCCGAGGGCTGGGGAGAGGGCGGGCCTTTGTTTGAGGCGTGCTTCATGGCGATGGTCGACTGGATCAAGACGGCTCCCGAAGGCGACCTGCCTGATCTGTTCGGCCCAGGTTCGCCCTTTGCTGGCGCTGAAGTGGTCCAGGTCAACCCGTTGACGGATATCACCGGCCCATCATCGGAGACCCTCCAATGACCACGACCCCAAACCATGCCCAGGAGCTCCATCAGCGCGCTGGCGCGTCGATCGTGCCGAGTGGATGGCCTTGCTGCGATCTGTTCAAGCTATTCCCAGAGGGTGCCCGCTGGCAGTTCTACGAATGGGCAAAACAGCAGCGGGCTTTTCTTGAGCAGCACGGCTGGATTTTCGAGGAGTCGCACGACCAGTACGTGCGCCGCGTTTGTGAGGAGTTGCAGCTGTGAGCATTATTCGCGCGCCTCGGCCAGAGGCGAATTTCTACATGCTGAACAAGGCAATCAGCGAGGACGCCCGGCTTAGCTGGGCCGCCCGCGGCCTTCTGGTATTCCTGCTGGGCAAGCCAGACCACTGGGAGATCTCCGTAGCCCATCTGCGCGGCGAGACTTCCAGTTCCGCCAAGCCCACGGGGCGAGACGGGGTCTACGGCCTTCTCCAGGAACTGATCAACGCCGGGTACGTTGCCCGTCGCCAGGATCGTTCTGACGCCGGCGTGCTGGGCGAAATCAACTACATCGTCTCAGAAACACCGCTTCCGGATTCGCCGTATCCGGCAACACCGTATCCGGCTCAGCCGTATCCGGCAAATCCGACACTAGTAAGTATTGAAGGTAAGCAAGTACTGAAAAAACCAGTAAGTACTGAAAAAACCTCGTGCAACTCGGGAGAGTCGGTAGTTGAGTTTGAGCGGTTCTGGAAACTCTACCCGCGAAAGGTCGGGAAGGACAAAGCCGAGAAGGCCTGGACAAAGCTCAAGGTGGACGCTGACCTGTTCAACCGGATTGGCATCGCTCTGGCTGCCTGGAGCAAGTCTCACGACTGGACCAAGGATGGCGGGCAGTACATCCCGCATGCAGCCACTTGGCTGAATGGCAAGCGCTGGGAGGATGAGTTGCCCGCTGCTGGCGCCGCCCAATCCAGCGCATTCAACAACCTTCCGCAGCACACCGATGACATGTACCAGGAGAGCCACGATGGCCGTTCGAATTTCTGACCTGTTCCACCGTCGCCCCTTCATGCGCATCTTCTCCGGCGAGTGCGCTGTGCATGGCCAGGTCGACATGAGCGAAGTCGAGCAGCTGGACGGCTCGATGCTGGCGCGTGGTTGCAAGCGTTGCGCCTGGGAGGCTCTGCACACCACTCCTCGCGAGTCGGCAGAGCGCGCCCAGGCCAACGCTCAGCGCACAGCTGAAAACCTCATGGCGGCCCTCGTTGGAGCTGGAATCACCCCCCGTTTTGCTGGCGCTACGTTCGACAGCTACCACGCCGAGACTGACCCCCAGCGCAAGGCCCTGGCCAAGTGCCTGGCCTATGCCGAGCAGTTCCCTGAACACTTCCGTTCTGGCCGCTCGCTGCTGCTGACCGGCAACGTAGGTACCGGCAAGACACACCTTGCCAGCGCGATTGTGCGCACCGTGGTGGCTGACGGCGCTGCCGCCCTGATCGTCCCGGCCGGGGAAATTGTGAGCATCGCCCGCGCCTCGATGGTTCCAGGCTCTGGTTACACCGACCGCGACGTGGTGGTTCACCTGGGAGGCCTGAACCTGCTGGTGATCGATGAGGTTGGTTGCCAGAAGGGCAGCGAGTACGAGCTGGGCCTGCTGCACAGCATCATCGACCGCCGGTACCAGGCGGTACTGCCCACCGTGCTGATCAGCAACCTGAGCGCCGAAAGCCTGAAGTCCTACATCGGCGACCGCGCCCTTGATCGCTTGCGGCAGAACGGCGGGCAACAGGTTGGCTTTACCTGGTCCTCGATGAGGGCAGCGGCATGACCGAGTTCTTCAGCATTCCCGCCGAGCAGGGCGTACTGGGCTCGATCATGCTGGCCAGCCTGCAGCAGGATGCCGGTCTGGTCGAGGACATCATGGGCCAGCTCTCTTCGGTTGACTTCCACCATCCCGACCATGCTGCGCTCTTTGAGGCAATGAACGACTGCAAGGAACGCAGCATGCCCATCGACCCGGTTACCGTTGATGCAGTGCAGCGCCGTCTGCCAAGCGGCAACAACACATTGGCCTATGCCGCTGACCTGACCAAGAACACCCCGTCGCTGGCCAGCTGGAAGACCTACGTCAAGCACGTCAAGGACTGGAGTGTGCTGCGGCGCATTCTGGCCGTGCACGACGTTGCGGTTGAGATGGTAAGCGCCGGTGAGCCGACCGCCGATGTGATCGCCGCCGCCCAGCAGGCCATGGCCGACCTGCGGAACCTCGATGGCGAGCACAAGGAGTTCAAGCGCCTGGATCAGTGGATGGGTGATGCCGCTGACCTGATTGACCAGAAGCACCAAGGCGTGGCACCGAAGTGGCCCTCCACAGGCCTCGAAAGCCTGGACAAGCTAGTACGTGGCATTCGTCCGAAGAAGGTGACTGTGATTGCCGGCCTGCCAGGGAGCGGCAAGACCACCCTGGCCCTGCAGGTCGCCCAGCACAACGCTGTGAAGGAGCGGAAGCCCTGGCTGGTGTTCTCCATCGAAATGCCTGGTGAAGAACTGGGGCTGCGTGCCATCGCATCGCTGGGTGGCATCGACTTGGCCAAGCTGGACGAGCCGGATCGCATGCGAGAAGAGGATTGGGCGAAGTTGTCTGGCTCTGTAGCCATCGCTCTGGATGCGCCGCTGTTTGTCTGCGATGACCCAGTGCAAACCCCGGCGACCATTCGGGCCACAGCCAGGCGCTGCCAGCGTGAGCACGGCCTGGCCGGGATCGTGGTCGATTACCTGACCTTGGTGCGTAGCGAGCGTGGCGGCCGATCTCGCACCGAGGAGGTGGGCAAGATCAGCAAGGCCCTGCTGCAGCTAGCCAAGGAAATGGGTATCCCGGTCATCGAGTTGGCCCAGCTGAACCGGGACTCGACCAAGCGCCCCGGGAAGAAGCCCCAGTCCAGCGACCTGCGCGACTCGGGCGAGATCGAGGCCGACGCCAGCTGCATCCTGATGGTTCACCGCGACATGGATACCGAGCACGGCAAGAACGGCCTGACCGAGATCCTGATGACCAAGTGCCGCCACGCGAAGGTCGGCAGCTGCGTTCTGCAGCAGGAAGGCCAGTACAGCCGCTTCGCAAACTTCGAAGGCTCTATGCCGACTGACGATGATGTCGAAATGGGGCGAGAGAGCTATGCCCAGCGCCATAAGGGGAGCAAGCACTATGGAACTTTCTGATCTGTGTCCAGGCCACAAGCCGCCCGCCCGCACACCTGCAAAACCGGTCGTGTCGGTGACCGTGGCCAAGCGTGCTGGTGCCGGGCAGCCTGTTGCCACTGGCAATGCCCAGGCACCCAACGCCGTCCTGCGCGGCCCTATCGAGCTGCCCGTCACCCTTGCCGAGTGTGAAGCCCTGCATGAGCAGCTGGTCACTGAAGCCATCCGTCTGGAGCTGGCGCTTGATCAGGCGCAGGCTGATGCTGCCCAGGGAATCCCCTACAACCGTAGCTGGTACAACCGGGCCAAAGCCGCGCTCAAGCACATCAACCACGACCGTACCCGCCTGCTGTACCGATGCGGCCAGTTGCGCAAGGAGGCCAAGGCGCACGCCCAGCAGCACATGGATCGGGTCATCCTCGACGTGATCAAGGAGGCGATGCCAGCCGACCAGTTCCTGGGCTTTGTACGAATTGCAGAGGCCCGCATGGCTCAGGAGGTGGCTCGATGAACCCGCTCAAGCTGATTGCCAGGGTGCTGGCGCCGGCGCATGAACCGGCAGGGTATCAGCCGGTTGTCACTGACGGGGCTGTCGTTCTCCCGCCAGGGGCGCAGATGGTGACGGTGAAGCAATACCCGGAAGCAGAGCGTATTGCAGCCTCGCTGCGTGAGTATCCTGGCGATTGGGCTTGGGAGCACAAAGGGCACACGCTCAAGCACGGCCCAACTGGCTTTGTGCTGTGGGTTGCCAACGACGACTACGGCCTGGGTGAGCGCTCGAACGGACGAACCTCAAAGTTCTCGGCGCCGGAGCAGGCGATCATCTGGCCTGCCGTTGAGGTCTGGCTGGCATCGCACAAGGTCGGGTTCACCGGCCGCCTGCCAAAGGTCAAGCTGAGTTCTAGCAACGGCATCTGGTGGTGTGTGAGCGAAGGGCATCCATGGGCCGGCGCTGGGCGATCGCCTGCTGAGGCCTACCGGTCCTGGTCTCGGGCTGTATCAGTTGAGACGCGGGCTGATCAGCGCCCTGGTGAAAAACTGCACGTATGGAGTGCTGCATGATGAGCAACGTAACTGCGGCGCTGCCGCGCAAAAGCCTGACCGCCGTTGAGCGCAAGTTCCTCTCAGTCGGCAACCGCATGCTGCTGGACCTACCCAACGGCCGCCTGGCCTCGGCAGCCTTGATGGATATCGTGACTGACTGGCACGGTGCCCGAGCCAACAAGGGGTTCGAAGAGTTCGCGAAGGACTGGATCATCGAGGGCAACGCCAAGAACAAACACGCCGACAAGCTGCTGCGCGAGCTGTTTGGCCTGGACACCGACCCAACGCCCCGGAGGGCTGCATGAAGAAACGCACCTACATGGACAAGCCGTTGGGCGATACCGAATGGCTGCTGGAGCAATGGGGCAGCTGGCGAATGGATGGGATGGGGGTGCCCCGCTATGTCTCCCCATCGATAACCGCAGCGACAGCTGGTGGTGGGACCGAGTACAGCCTGACCGATGACACGGCCCTGGTGATCGACTCAGCGGTGGCCAAGCTAACCCAGCGCAATCAGCAAATGGGTGACTTCGTTTGGCTGTACTTCGGATCGAAGTGGACCATGGTGCGGATTGGCGAGGCATCCAGGATGTCCGAGCGGTCAGCCCGCGAGATCGTCAAGCAGGGCGTGGCCTGGGTTGACTCGTTCTTGGAACAATTTCGCGAAGCTGCGTAAAAAGTCCTTTCCGGACGGATAAACACCTGTTTTCATAGCAGCGTGTCCAGCTTGCAAGCAACGCGACACAGGGAAACCCCAGACATTGCGCTCTGGGGTTTTTCGTTTCTGCGGATGACCCGCCCAGGCAGCTGGGCTAAGTCGGTAGTGGCGTCGCCTAATCCCGTGCGGACAATGGGCGGTTACGCGATGAGAGTTTGGGGTACGTGATCCAGCGATCCAGACCACCAAGCCGGGAAGCACCGGCCCTCCGCATATATTCCAAGGCTCGCCACAACGGCGGGCCTTTTCTTTTTCCGCTCCCCGCAACGGGAGGAATCGAGATGGCCCCGATGCCCGAGAAAGACCCCGGCCTCTGGGCCGCACTCATCGCCTGGGTGATCGCCCATCAGCCGCAGCTCTACGCCGCCGGCTTGTCGGTCGCCATCGCTGTATTCCGCGTGATGTACGGCGGAGGCAGCCGTCGGCAGATGCTCCTGGAAGGTGCGCTGTGCGGCCTGATCACCCTGGCCTTGGTGCCGCTGCTCGAATGGATGGGGCTGCCACAGGGCATGGCCACATTCGCTGGCGGTGCTGTCGGGTTCATGGGTGTGGAGAAGCTTCGCGGCTACTCCGATCTGTTCTTGTCACGCAAGGCCCAGGGTTGACCTATGAATCGAAACCAGATTGCCACGGCCAACAGCCTGTTCTTCAAACGCGATCAGGTCCAGCGCCGTTTGGACACCGTGCTAAGCGGTTCTGGTGTCGCACTTATGATCACTGGTGACTACCAAGAGCCGGTTGTTCTGGCTGCTGTTGTAGGCCCGCTAGCTGATCACTTCCGCGGTGAGCTCGCAGCCATTGACGATCAACTCAGACTTCTGGGCTGGACCGACTAGCAAAGAGCTCGCGCCACAAATTCGCAACGCGCCGTTTCGTGGCGCGAGGAATCACCATGGAAAAGAAACCCCTGATCCTCGGCCAGGAACTTGGCGAGGCCGTCTGCCAGGTGCTCGGCCTAGACGCATCGAAGATCACATCCATCACGACCAGCATGGAAGCCAACACTGCCGCTTGCGTCGAGGTGGTTCGTACCATCAACCGAACGGAAGGCGAGCAGATCACCTGCGCGCTGGAGGTCTACGGCCTGACCCGGCGTGGCATGTGATGGCTTGCAACGGATGCGCCGCCAGGCGCGAATGGATCAACAAATGGACAAAGGTAGCGTATGAGCGAGCAAGAAACCTTTTCACACCAGATCGAGCAACTGAGCCCGAAGAAGGGCGACCTGCTGGTGATCAGCGTCCCGGTTCCCCTGAAGGAGGGGCAGCGCGAGAAGCTGACAGAGATCCTTAAGGGTAAGGCTGACCGACTGAGTTGTGAGCTGCTTGTGCTTGAGGCCGGCATCACTGCCCAACTGCAGCCTAGCGTGAGCGACCTGCTGGCCGAGCAGCGGAAGCAGACCGCACTGCTGGAGCAGATCGCAACGCAGAACCTAGCACTGATTGAGGCGCTGGCTGACGGTGACGATGCTGACCCTGAAGCTGAACCGCGGTCCTACCTGGATGGCACGCCATGCCGTTAAGGTCGCAGCGCCCATGTAGAGCCCAAGGCTGTCGATCGCTGCACCGCAATGCCAATGGTTACTGTGACGGCCATGCCGATCTGGCTGCCGAGCAGGCCAAAGCCTGGGCTACACGCAAGGGCTCAGGTCGTGGCGGTCGGCCCTGGCGTCGTCTGCGTGATCGCATCCTCAAGCGTGACCATTACCTGTGCCGGTGCGACGACTGCACAAGGCTGGGAAGGATTCGCGAGGCAGATGAAGTTGACCACATCATCGCGCTTGCCCACGGTGGCACGGACGATGACAGCAACCTCAGGGCCATCAACCACGATTGCCACAAGGCGAAGACGCAGCGAGAGTCAAGAAGGCGTGCACGTGGCGGCTGAAACACGTCAAAACCCCGATTTCTGCGCGTTTTTGGGGAAAAAAACGCCCTGAGGGGGTGGGGCACCCTCAAAGTCTGGGCCTTTTAGCTCGGACACCGCGCCCTCAGCTTTTTTTCCATTTCCGCAAAATTCAGGTTTCCAAAATGGCCCGACCGCGCAAGCCGACGAACGTGCTTGAGCTGACGGGTGCGTTCAAGAAAGACCCCCAGCGGCGCCGCGAGGATGCTGAACCGGTGGGCGAGCTGACCGCCCCGCCGGCTCACATTAATGGAGCAGTGCTCCACGCCTGGAAGGAGATCGCCAAGTACGCCCCAAGGGACGTGCTGACGAACTCCGACCGACTGACATTGGAGCTGGCCGCCAACCTGCTGGCCCAGTTCCGCAATGACCCACTCGATTTCCCTGCCGCCAAGCTGGTGCGGCTGGAGGCCATGCTCGGCAAGTTTGGCATGACCCCGGCCGACCGATCCAAGGTTGGCGGCGGCAAGAAGGACGCGCCGAAAGGCAATGCATTCGCGGAGCTGTGATGGCAAAGACGAAATTCCCGCTGATGAAGGCGGCTGAAAAGTACGCCAAGGATGTCGTCGCGGGAAAGATCCTCGTTTGCAAGTGGATCATGCTGCTGGCTCAGCGTCACCTCGATGACCTGGCTGTGTCCAAGCGAAAGGACTTTCCGTACAAATTTGACCCCGCCAAGGCGGAGAAAGTCGCCAAGTTCCTGCAGCTGCTGCCGCATACCAAGGGCAAATGGGGCGGCAAGAAGCAGCTGATCAAGCTGGAGCCTTGGCAGCTTTTCTCGGTGTGCGTACCGTTCGGCTGGGTCCGTAAGAAAGATGGCACACGGCGTTACCGCACGATCCTGGTGTTCGTGCCCAGGAAGAACGGCAAGTCCATCATCGGTGGCGGCGTCGGCCTCTACATGTTCGTTGCAGACGGAGAGTTCGGCGCCGAGGTTTACTCGGGGGCGACCACTGAGAAACAGGCCTGGGAGGTGTTCAGGCCGGCCAAGCTGATGGTCGAGCGTACCGACGACTTGCGGGAGCACTATGGCGTCGACGTGAACGCATCCAACATGGTCGTTCTGGCCGATGGATCGCGCTTCGAGCCTGTCATCGGCAAGCCCGGGGACGGGTCATCGCCGTCGTGTTCGGTGGTGGACGAATATCACGAACACCAAGACTCCACGCTGTACGACACGATGGAGACCGGGATGGGTGCCCGCGAGCAGCCCATCATGCTGGTGATCACCACGGCGGGCTCAAGTATTGGCGGCCCCTGCCACCAGTTGATCCGCGATTCCGAGCGAATGCTGGAGGGTGTGATCGACCGGCCGGACCTATGGCCGGCCCTCTACACTATCGACCAGGGCGACGATTGGACCAGCGAAATCGCACTGCGCAAGGCGAATCCAAACTTTGGGATATCCGTCGCCGAGGACTTCCTGCTTGCCCGGCAGCGTGATGCGATGCAGTCGGCGACCAAGCAGGCCACCTTCCGTACCAAGCACCTGAACGAGTGGGTCGGCGCCAAGAATGCCTGGCTCAACATGCTGCGTTGGAAAGAGGCGCCGGTCAGGAAGAGCCTTGCGGAGCTGGAGGGGCGGCCGTGCTACGGCAGTCTCGACCTGGCTAGCAAGATCGACATCGCCGCCAACCTGCTGATCTTCCCGCCGCATGGCGACGATCCGTTCTGGCACATCCACGCCAGGTACTACCTGCCAGAAGCGCGTGTGCTTGAGGAGCTGGACAGCAACACCGCGCGGTACCGCGAGTTCGATGCGCTGGGCCTGCTGACCCTGACTGACGGGGAGGTCACTGACTTCGAAGTCATCAAAGAGGACATGCGTGAGTTTGCCGGGCGCTTCGACATCCGGGCCTACGCCTACGACCCGTGGCAGGCCACGCAGTTGGCTCAGGAAATGGATGCCGAAGGATTACCGATGGTGGAGCTACGCCAAACGGTGCAGAACCTGAGCGAACCCATGAAAGAGGTAGAGGCCCTGGTGCTCCAGCGAAAGCTGGCCCACGGCGATTGCCCTGTACTGACCTGGATGGCATCAAACGTCGTGGCAAAGCTTGACGTGAAGGACAACATCTACCCCAACAAGGAGCGCCCGGAGAACAAGATCGACGGCATGGTTAGCTTGATCACCGGCTGCGCTGTGGCCATCAAGCTCGGCATCGACGACTCCGGCCACTTCGATGACTTTCTTGCCAGCCCGATCGTGGTTGGCTAACGGGACAACCTATGAAAACTGGCCTGATCATCTTTCTGGTGCTTGCCGCCGGCGGCTTGCTGCTGGGCGTTGCTGGCGTATACGTGCTGGCCGGCCTGGGTTACGCGCTGCTGACCGCGGCCGGTTCGCTACTGGTCGCCGCGGGCTTCATTCGCAAGGGGTTGATCGGTGGCTAAATCACTCACGCAGATCCTCGGCCAGGCCTTGGTGAAGTCGGCCGAGCCTGGAGTGGCATCGAACCTGGTGGGCTGGGCTGGCCGTAAGATTGGCCTTTCCGACGCATCTTTCTGGAACACCTTCTACGGAACCGACTCGGCGTCAGGGAAGGTGGTCAGCCAGCAGACGGCGCTCCAGCTCTCGACGGTATGGGCGTGCGTGCGACTGATCGCTGAGACCATCGCCACTCTGCCGATTGCCTTGTACGAGGACAAGAACGGCGCGCCGACGGTAGCCAGCTCTCACCCGGTCAATTCCGTCATCAGCCAGCAGCCGAACGCCGATCAAACCCCGGTGGAATTCTGGGAGAACGTCATGGCGAGTCTGCTGCTCCAGGGGAACGCCTTCTGCGAACCTCACTGGAGCGGTCGGGCGCTGACTAGCCTCGAATTCTTGATTCCTCAGAACGTCACGCCGCGCCGCAGGGCTGACGGCTCGGTTGAGTACAACTACACAGACATTTTCGGGAAGCCTCACACGCTGACCGAGGATGAGATGGTGCACGTGCGAGCCTTCGGCGTTGACCCGCTTTGCGGCCTGTCGCCTCTGGCCTACGGGCGACAGGTGCTGGGCTCGGCCATGGCGGCTGATGAGTCGGCGGCCAAGATGTTCGCCAACGGCATGAAGCTGGGCGGCGTCCTGTCCACGGACCAGATTCTCAAGCCGGAACAGCGGAAGGATATCCGCGAGGACATGATCAAGCAGTTCTCAGGCGCGACGAACCACGGCAAGACGATGGTTCTCGAGGCGGGCATGAAGTACCAGCAGGTATCCATGACGCCTGAGGATGCCCAGATGCTGCAGACCAGGGCGTTCAACGTCGAGGAGATTTGCCGCTGGTTCCGCGTGCCGCCCTGGATGGTCGGTCACACACAGAACTCCACCAGCTGGGGTACCGGCATGGAGCAGCAGATGATCGGCTTCCTGTCGTTTACCCTGCTTCCCTGGATCAAACGCATCGAGATGTGCGCCAACCGGCGCCTGCTGCGCCCTGATGAGCGCCGCCGCTTCTACGTGAAGTTCAACCCGGAAGGGCTACTTCGCATGGACAGTGCGGCACGGGCGGCCTTCTACAGCTCGATGACCCAGAACGGGATCTACACCCGGGACGACTGCCGACGCAAAGAGAACTTGCCGCCGGAGGGCGGCAACGCGGCAAAGCTCACCGTGCAATCCAACATGCTGCCTATCGACAAGCTGGGCGAAGACCCCGGCGGCGCTAACCAGGCCAAGGCGGCGCTGCTCGACTGGCTAAACGACCAGCCAAGAGGTAACACCCCATGAGACACAAGGATCGACTGGCGGCGGTCAAGTACCGCTCTTTCGACTATGACGTGAAGGCTGTCGGCGACGACGGCCTTTTTTCTGGCTACGGCTCGGTGTTCGGCGTGGTCGACAGCTACAACGAGGTCGTCGCGCCTGGCGCATTCCTGGAGTCGATCGAGGACGCCAAGGCAAAGTCGCGGACCTTCCCAGTGCTCTGGCAGCACCGCACCGGCGAACCCATCGGCAGCTGGGACATTAGCAGCATGAAGGAAGACGACCGGGGTTTGTTTGGCGCTGGCGAGCTCTGGCTTCAAGACGCCCCGTATGCGCGCATCGCCTACCGCGGCATGCAGACGCGTTCGATTACCGGCCTGTCGATCGGCTACTACGTGCGCGAATCCAGCTTCGACGAGAAAACGCGCATTCGCACGCTGACGAAGCTGGATCTGATCGAGATCTCCATTGTCACCGTGCCGGCCAACGACGAAGCGCGTACCGACACCATCAAGTCGAAACTGGCCCACGGCGGCCTGCCTTCGATGCCCGAATTTGAGTTGCTCCTGCGCGAGGCAGGCTTCTCGAAGACTCAGTCTGCGGTGATTGCCAACCGTGGCCTGCAGCACCTGCTCCGGAGCGAGTCCGAGGGCGACCTGGCAGCAATTGAAATCGCTGAAGCGCTCAAGTCGCGTCCGGCTCTTTCCCTCCCTTCGTTTTGAGGAATCACCATGCATAACGCCATGAGCAACCAGGCTCGCTCCGAACATCGCCAGTTCCAGCGCAAAGAGCATGCCGAAGACAAGCTGCAACTGAAAGCGGTCAACGACCTGCTTGATGAGCGCGACAAAGAGATCAAGGCGTTCGCCGCCAAGGCCGCTGAAGAAATCAAGTCGCACGGCACCATCCTTACCGAAACCAAGACCATCCTCGATGGACTGGTGAAGGATGGCCTGGGCCTGCAGGACCGCCTGCAGGAGATCGAGCAGAAGATGGCTCGCCGCTTCTCCGCGAATGACCCAGTCGACTTCAAGTCGGCAGGTGAAGAGCTGACCGAATGCGACGATTTTAAGTCGCTGCAAACTCGCGGTCGCGGCATCGTTCGTGTAGGCCGGAAGGCCGTCACCAACATTACCAGCGCTACCACCGGCACCGGTGGCGTCGGCGTTGCAATCCAGCCGACCCGCGTGCCCGGAATCGTGGTGGGCCCTGAGCGTGAGTTCACCATCCGCGACCTGATCATGCCAGGCCGTACCGGTTCGAACGCGGTCGAGTTCGTGCAAGAAACCGGCTTCCAGAACATGGCCGCGTCCCAGGCGGGTGAAGGCGCCGCGAAGGCCCAGTCCGATCTTTCCTTCGGCCTGAAGACCACCAACGTCATCACCATTGCCCACTGGTTCCGTGCTTCCAAGCAGGTGCTGTCGGACATCCCACTCCTGCAAAGCTACATCAACGGCCGCGCGATCTACGGCCTGAAGTACAAGGAAGAAGAGCAACTGCTCGCTGGTGACGGCACCGGCCAAAACCTGCTGGGCCTGATTCCCCAGGCCACCGCTTTCAACGATGCCCTGCGCAAAGCTGGCGACACCAAGATCGACACCCTGCGCCGCGCGATCCTGCAGGTCCGCATTGCCGAGTACCGCGCCTCGGCCATTGCCCTGAACCCGGTCGACTGGGCGGACATCGAGCTGACCAAGGACGCCAACGGCTCCTACATCTGGGTGAATGTCCAGGAAGGCGGCGTACAGCGCCTGTGGAAACTGCCTGTGGTGGACAGCAATGCAGTGCCGGAAGGTGAGTTCTTGGTGGGTGCGATGAACATCGCCGCTCAGGTGTTCGATCGCGAGGAAGCGGCTGTCGAGGTCTCGACCGAAGACGGTGACAACTTCCGCACCAACATGGTGACCATCCGCGCCGAGGAGCGCCTGGCGCTGGCGGTCTACCGCCCAGAGTCGTTCGTTCACGGCGAGTTCGAGGCCACCCCGTAACCAGCCCAGGAGCGCGCCCGGGAAACCGGGCGTGACTGAATATGCCAGACGTCAAAGTCAAAACCATCAAGGGCTTCAACAACGGTGGCCGGTACGCCAAGCGCAACACGGAAATCACCGTTGATGAGCTGCGCGCCCGCGACTTGCTGCGCAACGGCCTGATTGAGGAGTACGACGTGAAGAAAGCCCAGGAGCCGGAGAACAAGAAAGCGCCGGAGCCAGCCAACAAAGGCGGCAAGGGCGCGGCAACCAAGCCGAAGGAGTGATCCATGTCTGTTATCGCTATCGACTTGGCCATGCATCACCTGCTGGCCGAGCCTGAAGACCAGGTGCTGGTCCAGGCGCAGCTCGATGCGGCGGAAGAAGCGGCGATCCAGTTCCTCAACCGCCGCTTCTACCTGGACCAAGTGGCGCTCGACGAAGCCCGCGCCGGCGTCTCTGCTTCCCTGCAACTAGCCAAGGAGGCGAACGCCGCGGCGATAGCTGCTGCCGAGGCAGAGCAGGACCACACCCTGCGCTGCCGCCTGCTCGACCATGCACGGCAGGCTCTGGCCGATGCCTATGACAAGGCTGACGCCGTCGCCTATGGCATGGTGCTTAATCCTGCGATCCAAGCGGCATGCCTGCTCAAGCTGGGCCACTTGTTCGCCAACCGTGAGGAGGTTGTTACCGGGTCGACGGCTGTCGAGCTTCCGCTGGCGTCCCAGCACCTGCTGATGCCGTACCGCATCCGGATGGGTGTGTGATGCAGGCCGGTAGGCTACGGCACCGCCTCGACATTCAGGAACTGAGGCCGGTGCGTGACCCGGTGACCCTGGAGTTCGGAGAGCCGGAATGGGTCACCCGCTGGGAGAAATGCCCAGCCAGTGTCGAAGACCTGTCGGCCAGGGACTTCATCGCGGCTCAGGCCGGCCAAGCCCAGGCCACCAGCCGGATGGTGATCCGGTACCGGCCTGGTGTGCTTCCAACCATGCGCATCATTTACCGAGGTGAGGTGTACAGCATCGTCGGTCCGCCACTGGCTGACGCCAAGTCCGGCCTGGACTACCTGACGATACTGGTCGAAAAGGGGGTGAAGGATGGCTGACGGCGTCGAGTTCAGCATTCTTGGCCTTGAGGGCCTTCTGGGAAAACTGGCGACGGTCAGCGTTGATGTCCGTCACAAAGGCGGCCGGGCCGCGCTGCGCAAGGCCGCGCAGGTGGTGGTGCAAAAGGCCAAGGAGGGGGCCGAACGTATCGACGACAGCGCCACTGGCCGCTCGATCTCCGACAACATAGCGCTGCGCTGGAATGGCCGCTTATTCAAGCGCACTGGCGACTTGGGCTTTCGCATTGGCGTGCAGCATGGCGCGGTGCTCGCCAAGAGGGGCGAAACGGTCGATACCTCCACCAATGCGCCTACACCCCATTGGCGCTTGATTGAGTTCGGTACCGAGAAGATGGCGGCTGCACCATTCATGCGTCCAGCGCTAGCGGACAACATCAGCCTGGTGACCAACACCTTCGTCACTGAGTACGAGAAGGCAATCGACCGCGCCATCCGGCGGGCAGCGAAGAAGGCGGCATCCTCATGACACCACCGATCGTACAGGCCTGCTTGCAGAGTCCTTCCGTGACAGCGCTGCTCGGCACTGGTACTGGCATGCGCCTTTACTCGTTTGGGGAGGCGGAGCAGGGCGTGGCCAAGCCATATGCCGTCTGGCAGGTCGTCAGCGGCAGCCCCGAGAACTACTTGGCCGGCCGCCCGGATGCCGACAGCGTCACCCTGCAGGTCGACGTTTATGCCGCCACTGGCGATAAGGCGCGCCAGGTTAGAGACGCAATCCGTGATGCGATCGAACTGGATGCTTACGTCACTCGCTGGGGCGCCGAAGGCCGTGACCCCGAGACCAAGAACTTCCGAGCCAGCTTCGACGTGGACTGGTGGGTTACCCGCTGAAATGTCGATCTACCCAATGCCCGCCTAGTGCGGGCTTTTTTATTCCTGACTGGAGATAAACCATGTCGATGAAAGCCCAGGGCGCTCAGCTCTATGCTTTGGTGCGGCCTTTGAGTGGCACTGGCCCAAGGACCGTGATGGAGGTCGAGTGCCTCACCGCGTTCAACCCTGGCGGATCGCCGGCGGATCAGATTGACGATACCTGCCTGGCCGATACCGAGCGGAAGTACAAAAAGGGGCTTCGCACCCCGGGTCAGGCTACCGCCACCATCCTGGCTGATCCGCGCAATGCGAGCCACGTTCGCATGTTCCAGCTGTCTCAGGATGACGACGACGAGGACATTCTTTGGGCGCTCGGCTGGTCTGACGGCAAGGACATCGCCCCCACGGTCAACACTGCTGGCGATGACTTCGAGCTACCCGCTACGCGCACCTGGTGCCTGTTCGCCGGCTACGTCGCAGATTTCCCGTTCGACTTTGCCAGCAACACCTCGGTGAGCACTGCAGCAACCATTCAGCGCTCCGGCAAGCTCAGCTGGGTAATCAAGGAGTAACCCATGAAGTTGACACTCGACGCGCTCAAGGGCGTAGGCTCGTTCACTGGCCGGCCGGTGGAAAAGGAAATCAAGTGGCGCCAGGACGGCACGGACTACACCGCCACCGTTTACGTACGGCCGATGGGCTACCAGACGGCGGTGAGCGACGTGCTTTCGGCTACTGGCAGGCAGGACAGCATTGCTGGCCGTATTGCAGCGTCTATCTGCGACGAGCACGGCAACCCGGTGTTCAGCAGCCCGATGGACATCACTCACGGGCCGCTTGATCCGGTTGAGCTGGAGAAGGATCCGGAGAGCACCAAGCGCCTGGGTTCGCTTGACGGCGCCCTGTCCGTTGCCCTGCTCTTCGCCATCCAAGAGGTCAACGACCTGGGAAAGACGAAGAGCTCACCGAGCGAGACGAAGTCTGGCACGAACTCGTCCTCTCCGGCGTTGGGGGCTCGACGATCGCGCAAGCCAAGGAAAACCTGAGCCTCAGCGAGTTCAGGTCCTGGGTTAAGTACCGTAGGCGCCGCGGCTCGCTGCATCTCGGTATGCGGGTTGAGCGCTCGGTCGCCATGCTGGCGGCGCTGACTGCCAACCTGCACCGTGATCCGCAAAAGCGGCCGGCGCCCTACAGCTGGAAGGACTTCGCGCTGCATGAGGATGAAGACGGGCCGATCTCCCTTGAGGAGGCCATCGCTTCTTGGGCATAGGCGTTCAACCCTGCCGGTAATGATGATAAATTGCCGTCCTCCAGAGAAAGGGATTGCAGGGAGCCCAAGCCATGGCCGTTAACCCAGAACCATTTAATGCTGTGCCCATGCTGATAGGGATGACGGCGCTGTACCTCTTGCCATTTTTGATTTCAGTGGTACGAGGGCATCACAATAAAGCGTCAATATTCTTTCTGAACCTATTTCTTGGCTGGACATTTATAGGCTGGATAGCAGCACTTATTTGGTCGGTGTCCGCGATAAAAAGTCAGACCCCAGTCCAACACAAGGAGATACTGGTGACGCGGCCGGACAGGGAAGATCCTTACGCGAAGCTTGAGAAATTGGCCGAACTCAGAGATCGTGGACATCTCACCGCTCAAGAGTTTGAAGCGGAGAAATCCAAGGTTCTCGGTCGATAGATTGCAAATCTGATAACTAGCCCGCTAAGTGCGGGCTTTTTTCTGCCTGGAGAAAAAGATGGCCTCAAGATCACTAGGCACTTTGACTCTGGACGTTATTGCGCAGGTTGGCGGATTTGTAGCCGGCATGGACAAGGCGGAGCGTAGTTCCGCCAAATGGCGAAAAGAGGTTGAAAAGAGTGCCAAGGCAGTAGGGACTGCTGTAGGCGCAGGCGTAGCGACTGCTGTTACTGCGTTTACGACGATGATGGTTTCAGCTGTCAATTCAGCGTCTGAGATATCCAATCTTGCCGCAGTAGCAAACGTCAGCGTCACTGATTTTCAGAAGATGGCTGTAGGGGCCAAGACCGTAGGTATCGAGCAGGACAAGCTTTCCGACATTCTCAAGGATGTGAATGACAAGGTCGGTGACTTTCTGAACACCGGCGGCGGCGGGATGGCTGACTTCTTTGAGCAGATCGCCCCGAAGGTCGGCGTCACTGCTGACCAGTTCCGTAATCTGAGTGGCAGCCAGGCCCTCGGGCTTTATGTCTCCAGCCTTGAGAAAGCTGGCGTTAGCCAGTCAGAAATGACCTTCTATCTTGAGGCTATAGCCAGCGATGCTACAGCCTTGCTGCCTCTGCTGCGTAACAATGCCGAAGGTTTCAAAAAATACGGCGATGCCGCCGAAGCTGCTGGCTCCATAATGGATGAAACGACCATTCTGGCGGCCAAACAGTTCAGAAATGAGCTAACAGTGCTTGGCACTTATTTAGGCGCAGTGAAGACTACGTTGGCGGCTGAGTTCATGCCTGTATTGGCACAGCTTTCCAAGGACTTGGCAAGCAGTACCCAAGAAGCCGGAGGGTTGAAATCACAGATCAGTGCCCTTGCTGACTCAATGATTGAAACTGTAGCTGTTACAGCTAGCATCGGTGACGGCATTGCTCGTGCGTTCAATATCACTGCACAGACCTTGGTCGGTAGTTTTGATACGGCCATGTATTATCTGAATTCTATTGGCGCTGCCGGTAACGAAATTCTCGGGAAGATTACTTTCGGTGAGACCTCGCGAAATTTCAAAACAGCCGCCGAGAACATGCGCCAAGATGCCCTGGTAAATTTTGGAAACGCACGGGTAGCAATTGAAGAAATAAATAAAGAGCTTGCCAAGCCGCTTGCGGGCGACAAAATTCGACAGTATGTAATTGACGCAAAAAAGGCCGCTGCAGCGCTTGGGGGCACCACCCCTACGGGCACATTCACTCCAACCACACCAGCCCAGCAAGAGGCTGCAAAGGCAGCCGAAGCGGCCGCCAAGAAGCTGCAGGGTCAATTCGATACTACGGAAGAGGGCTACAAGCGACAGATCGCCCTAATCAACACCGAGACCGACAAGCGCAAGGAGGCCACCGAGGTTGCCAAGCTACAGTTTGAACTGGAGTCTGGAAACCTCACCGGGCTGAGCGCCAAGCAGCAGGAGCGCCTGAAGGGCCTGGCCGCTGAGCTGGACCAGCTGAAAAAGTTGAAGCAGGCCAAGGAGGATGACAAGGCGGTCGCCGGATTTGATGCCAGCGTGAAGAGGCAGCTGGACATTGACCAGCGCGCACTGGATGCCCCGCTGCTGAATGCCTACAGCAGCGACGAGATGAAGCAGCGCGCCCTGGACATGCTGGCGATCGAGCAGGACTACCAGGACCAGCTTGAGGATCTTCGTCAGCGGCATGAAGCCGGCGACGTGTCGGATTCGGCGTACGAACGCGAGAACGACATCCTCGAAAAAGCCTTGGAAAAACGCCGGGCCATGCAGGAGAAGTACTACGAGGATGTCGACAAGCTGCAGCTCAATGGTACGGCCGGCTTCCTCAGCGGCTTTGCCACCCAGGCCGAAGCAGCGATGGACCTTTACGGCAGCATGCAGCAGGTCGGTGCCGATACCTTGGCCAACCTGACGGATGCTGTCACCGAGTGGGCCGAGACCGGAAAGCTCGATATCGAGGGCTTCGCCTCAACGTTCATTCAATCCATGGGCAACGCGCTTCTATCCTTCGCCGCCGCGCAGGTAGCCATGGCTGCCCTGAACGCCTTCGTTTCCATGATTGGCGTTCCCTTCGTAGGGCCAGCGATTGCACCTGGTGCTGCAATCGCCGCCGCCGGTGCCGCTGGCGTGCTGATGTCCGCTGTTGGCGCTTCGCTCGACGGCCAGGCGCACGACGGCATCGATTACGTGCCGGCTGATGGCACCTGGAACCTGAAGAAGGGCGAACGGGTTACCACCGCCGAAACCAGCGCGAAGCTTGACCGCACATTGGATAGCGTGGCGAAAAACTCGACCCAGCCTGGGGCGCTGAAGATCATCAACAACGCTCCGCCGGTTCGTGCTCGCCGGGAGATGTCCGAAGGCGAATTGGCAGTGATCCTTGACGCTGCTGAGGACAGGATCGCCAGCGGATTCGCCCGCGGTACAGGCAAGGTGAGTCGAGCAGCCGGTGCAGCCTACGGACTTAGGAGGGACCCGAAATGACGGCACTGGAAATCGTTTATGCCTCAGGAGGGGATGACATCGTCCCCACGCTGGAGATTTCCTGCCCCGCCTGGGACAAGACGCTTTACCTAGTGCAGGACTTCGAAGACTTCCGGGCCACGACCGAAGCCGGCAAAACAGTCACGTTCCTGGCCTCGGCCATCGACGTGGCGTTGCCAGCCAAGGACAACACCGGCGCCCAGACGCTGACCTTCGTTATCGACAACGTGACCGGCGAGGCCCAGCAACTGCTGGATGCCTCGCTTGCGGCCGAGGCCAGGGTCACGATCGTTTACCGCGAGTACCTGTACAGCGTGCCCGGCGAGCCTGCAGACCGGCCGTACCGCATGACCTCGTTCGGCGGGACCATGGATGGTCCAACCATCCAGGTCGAGGCTGGCTATTACGACCTGATCAACATGATGTGGAACAGGTCCCGATACACCACCGACTTTGCCCCAGGGCTGACATACCTCTAACCCATGTACGACAAATATTTCACCGCGACGTATGAAGACGGGGCGCGGGGCGATGTCGTGGGCGGCCGATACCTGCTCGACTGCTGGGGCTTGGTCCTGGCTATCCGCGAGGAAGTGCTCGGCCTCCCGCCGCTGCCGTCCTTCGGGCCGATCGATCGCCGGGACCTTCGCTCATCCGCCAAAGCCTACGCCCAGTACTCCGACCTCATGCCAGTTGGCCCGCCCGTGCCGGGGGCAATTGCGGCCGTGATCCATGGCGGCCTGTGCACGCACGTCGGCGTGGTGGTTCCGGTTGACGGCGAACTGCGGGTATTCGAGATCAACCCCATTGCCGGGGTGACCAACATGCGCCTGATCGACTTTGAGCGGTCATATCCGAGAGTGAAATACCATCGTGATCGAGATCTTTCCGAGCAAGCTTGAGGGCGGGGCGCTTGAGCGCCATCCATTGGAGCAGGCCACGACCATTGAGGCCTGGCTGAAGGCGAAGGTCCGCAGCTACGAGCCTCGGCCGGTGCCGCCGATCAGCATCATGCGCAACGGTGAGCTGGTCGCGCCTGCTACCTGGAGCGAAACCGTGATAGGCCCAGGCGACCAGGTGTCGATCTACATCGAGCCGAAGGGCAGCTCACTCAAGACCATCTTCAAGCCAGGCCCGCTGGCCAAGCTGTTTGGCCTGGGCAACCCGTTCGACCCGGTGAAGCCTGCCACGCCGAACACGCAGAACCGCACCTCGCGGGAGTTGAACCTGTCGACGGTGAAGGGCAACCAGGCCGCGCTGAACGATGCTATTCCCGAACTGGCCGGCTCCCCGAAGCGCTATCCCGACTACCTGGTACCTGCTCACCGCTACTTTGGCGAGCCAACCGAGCAGTGGACGGAGCTTCTGCTGTGCATCGGTAAGGGCAAGTACCAGGTGCTGCCCGGCAACGTCATGGTGGGTGACACTACCATCGCTTCGCTGGGCTCGACGGCCAGCTACAAGGTATTCGGCCCGGGCGAGGACCTGTCAGCCGAAACGGCAGCGCAGTGGTGGCACAGCTCGACCGAAGTGGGCTCGACCAATACCGGCAGTGCTGGCCTGACGCTGACGACCACAATTGCGGTGCAGCAACAGTTCACCGGCAACTCAGTGGTCGCTTCCGATTTTGTCCTGACCGTTCCTGAGGGTGCTGGCTGGTTCCCGTTCGGCTGGGATGCCGGGATGATCGCCAGGGTAGAGATGCTGTACCCGTACACTTTCACCGCGCCGGCGGACGGCAGTGCCACGGTCATCAGCGGCAAGCACCTCCCGATGCTGGGGGCGTTTGTCGGGATGAAGGTTGAGCTGGCCGGAGCCAACGCCGGTGAATACGTGGTGGCCACCTACGCCCCGGAGGTGCCTGCTACGCCTGAAGTGCCTGGCTCTCCGTCCATGGTGACGGGCAGTGCTGCGCCAAGCCGCTTCAATTTCGATGTGTCGCCCGTGAGCTTTACGGTGTCGCGGGGCACCAGTGATTTCCCTGTGACCCTGAATACGGCCACCACAAACCTGGCCGGCCTGGTCACTGCCGTGAATGCAGCATTGGCCGGTACCGCTTTGGTGGCCAGTGCCTCCAGCGGACGACTGCGCATCGCCGAGCAGGCTGCTCCCTTCACCGGTACCGCTCTTGCCCTGAGCGGGTCGACCGATGATGTGTTCGGGGTGTCGCCGGTGTTCGTCACCGGCGTGAAGTCAGAGGCTGCAGTAGACGGTCAGTTCGCCAAGATGACCCTGGCCTATGACGGCGGCGCGCCGGCGATCGGTCTGCAAGTGGGGGATCTGCTTGCCTCGATCGGCTATCGCGGTCTGCGCTACAGGATCACAGCTGTTTCCGATGACGCAGAAGAAGATGACGACGACACCGAGGCTGACGAAAGCCACGGGCCATCGGCCATCACGCTTTCCCGCCTGACGGATACGGGCGCTGAGGATGATGACTGGGAAGGGTTCGACGCGCTGCAGACCAGTGATGTCAATATCGTGCTCGATGGCTCGACCACCGAGGGCGATTGGTCCGGCCCGTTCGCTGTAGTGCCCGAGGGAGAAGTGACCCGCCGCTTGGAAATCGACTTCTTCTTTCCACAAGGCATGATCCGCTACACCGAAAAGAACGGTAACCAGCGTCAGGTGAGCGTCAAGGTCGAGATCCAGTACCGCGACATTACAACCGCAGGCGCCTGGACCTCGGTCACGTCGACCTACACGGCCATGTCGCCCGACCAGATGGGATTCACCCGGAAGATCTCTATCCCGGCCGCCATGCGGCCGGAGGTGCGCGTTCGCCGGATTGGCGAGGAATCGACGACATCGAACAAGCAGGACCGGGTGCAGTGGTACGGCCTGCGCGGGCGCATTGAGCGCGTGCCGCGCCGATACGAAGGCGTCACGGTCATGGTGGTCTACGTCAAGGGCAGTAACCGCCTTTCGGCTCAGTCCGAGACCATGGTTTCTGTCCGGCCTACCCGGGTGCTGCCGGTGCGCAGTGGCGGAGCCTGGGCAGTGGAAACGCCCACGCGGGACATTGTGCCGTGGGTGGCTCACGTGGCGCGCACGATTGGCTATACGGACGATGACCTCGATCTGGCAGAACTGGACCGGCTTGATGCCATTTGGAAGGCTCGCGGGGACTACTTCGACCTTGCGGTGACTGGCCAGGAAACCGTGCTTGAGGCGCTGAACAACGCCCTGATGGCGGGTTTTGCCGAGCTGACCATTGATCGCGGCCTGATTCGCCCCGTGCGTGACGAGCCGCGCTCAGTGTTCGAGCACATGTACACCCCGCAGAACATCATCGGCAACCTTACGCGCAAGTTCACCACTGTCAGGCCAGACGACTACGACGGCGTCGATGTCGAGTACGTCGATGAAAGCACCTGGCAGAAAGAGACGGTCAAGTGTCGTTTGTCCGGTGACGCAGGGGCCAAAACGGAAAAGATCACGCTGCAAGGGGTGATTAACAGGGATCGGGCCTGGCGGATCGGCATCCGGCAACGCCGCCGCTACAAGTACCAGCGCCATGGCTACAGCTTCACCACAGAGCTGGCGGCGATGAACAGTCGGTACAAGAGCTACTGTGCCGCTGCTGACGACATCCCAGGGTATGGCCAGAGTTCTGTCCTCATCGACTTCCAGGTGGGCAACAGCCTGACCTTGCTGGAGAGCTCGGAACCGCTCACCTGGGAGGAGGGTGCCGCCCACGTTGTTGGCTTGCGCAAGCCGGACGGCACGCTCAGCGGCCCATGGCCGGCCACCCGAGTCGATGACACGCGGCTGACGGTGCCGGGGTTGGACTTTGAGCCCGACCTGAGCTGGGACATTGAGCCCCCGTACCTGCTGTTCGGCACAACCACCAGGTGGTGCTATCCAATCCTGATTGGCTCGATCGCTCCGAAGGACTTCACGACCGATGTTGAGGCCGTGAACTACGACGTGCGCGTGTACGCCGACGATGACAACTTCGCACCACCAAGGGGATCTACCTGATGCTCTCTATACCTGACGGCCTGCCGTTGCCGTTGCGCGAGGGCTACGGCTTCTCACCGGTTAGCCCGATTGTCAGGACCACGATGGCCAGCGGGCGAGCCATGCAGCGCCGGCGGTTTCGCAGTGTTCCTACGATGGTCAGCGTTTCCTGGCTGCTTACCGCTGCACAGGCCCGGCTGTTCGAAGGCTGGTGCAAATGGGGGATCGGGTATGCGGACTGGTTCCTCTGCCCGATCAAGAGCCCGCTTGGCATCAAGCCGACGCGCGCCAGGTTCACCGACATTTACCAGGGGCCTGAGCTGGTGGGCGTCGATCTGTGGCGCTACACCGCAGAGCTCGAGCTTTTCGAGCTTCCGGTGGTGGATGAGGCTGAGTTCACTTCGCTGCTGGCCGGCATGCCGATCACGGTGATGACCGCCCAGCTGCGTGCCCTGCTGGAGCGTTGGTACACCCGATCATGGCCCGGCGCGCCGGTCACCTAATTCCCTGCCCACTTCGGTGGGCTTTTTTTCGCCTGGAGTAAACATGAGCGGAGCAGAAGATCTCGCGCGCTTGACACAAACGATCGACACGGCAAACGAGTTGTTCCTGTCGAATGAGATCAAGATGGTGGACGTGGGCGGCGGCACTCAACGCCCGACGAATGCCAAGGTTCTGGCCGACCTTTCTACGCAGATGAGTGGTGCGCTCATCTACACCAGCACTGCGCTGGGGCTTGCTGGTACGGTGTCCGGTGGCTATTTCAGTGTCATCTCGACGGCCGATAATCGCTACGTCAGCCTCTACCGGAACGATGCTGGGGTGGCCACCTACATTGACGACTACCCCAACGCCGAGGCAACGATGCGGGCGGAAGGGTTGGCCAAGACGGCATACGACCTCACCTTCCCAAAGTCGCTGGCAGAGGAAATGCCTTGGGCCATCGTTGACCAGTTCCTTCGGGTGATCCTGGGCGTGAAAGCGAACGGCGCCGTGCACGCCATCCTTGACCGACTGCCGGGCCTGGATCTCATCGGCGACTATTCCTGGGCCATTACCGATACCAATGGCGTGGTGCTGCTGGGCATCAAGTGGTCGGGTGAGGTGGTGATCTATGGCCAGAGCACCGGCGCGGTATCGGCCTACGCCGACGGCCCTGTCGGCGGGCAGGACATCTGGGTGCTGGTTGACGGGGTTCCGTACCAGGTGACATCGAGCGGCGACAACTTCTCACCGCAGGTCAACAGTGGTCGATTGAGCTACGTTCGCCGCAGTGGACCGGTTTCGTCGGTGACCGTCGACTTGCCCGTGTCGGGAAGTGTCGCGGCATTTGTGAGCACTCTGCTGCATGTCGTCAGTTCAGGCCAATCCTTGGCCATGGGGACCGGCGCTGGGGTAACTACCACCCAGCCGCCTACGGCAAACCGCCTTCTGACCATTCAGGATGGTGTTCGCCTGGTTGATCAAGATGCCACCCTTACCGCTGCGATGGTCGCCCCGTTCAAGCCATTGGTAGCAAAAACGCAAGAGGTCCCGGTGGTGCAGCTGGCGGCCCAGCTCAACCGCATTCGCGGCCTGCCGAGCAGTGCCGGCGTTCTGGCCAGTGTCCACGGGCGTGGCGGATACCGGGTCAACCAGCTGAACAAGGGCACCATCTACTACACCAACTCTCTGACCGCGGTCACCGCTGCGAAGGCGGAGGCGACGCGGCTTGGCCTTGGGTATCGGGTTCCGTTCGTGGACTGGATTCAAGGCGAGGCCGATCGAAACATGGCGGCTGGCGCATACCTGGCCATCATGCTGCAGCTGCAGGCCGACTATGACGCCGATATCCGCGCTATCAGCGCTCAGCCCGAAGCGGTCCCTATCCTGCTGGATCAGATCAGCAACTGGACGATGTATGGCAGCGAGACCAGCTTTGTTCCATTGGAGCAACTGCAGGCGGCGATCGACTACCCGGCCCGTTTCTACTGTGCGGGGCCTAAGTACTGGCTGCCGACTGTGGCAGACGGCATTCACATGACCTTCGAGAGCTCCATGAAGCTGGGCTGTATGCACGCCCGAGCAGCCCAGGCGGCCATTGAAGGGCGGACCTGGTTGCCGACCCATGCAATCTCGGCCACTCGATCTGGCGCTGTTATCACGCTTCGGTTCCATACCCCCAGTGGTCCGCTGGTCATCGATACCGCCAGGATTTCCGACCCTGGAAACTGGGGTATCCGCTTTGTTGACGACGCGCAAAGCGCTTCGGTGCAGAGCGTCAGGCATGTGGGCGGTAACACTGTTGAGGTCACCCTGAGCGCGGTGCCTAGCGGAGGAAATCCGTACATCGGCATCGCCGATATCGGCACTGGGGGCGCTGCTGGCGGGCCAACTACCGGCGCCCGATCCTGTTTGCGAGACAGTAGCCCCGACCTGGACGGCTACGGCAACCCGATTTTCAACTGGGCCTGCCATCAACGAATCAACGTCAAGGCCGTGTAACGCGGCCGCATACAAGGAAATCAACATGGCTGGTCAATTCATCATGCTTCCGGGTGTCACTGCAGCTGCTGCCTCTGGCGCCCCGCGTATCAGCATGAACGCTCCGGATTCCGTGGCGGCCAAGATCGCAACCTTGAAACACGTGGTCAGTGCTCGAACGCTCACCCGTGACGCCGTAGAGGGTGTTGTGGGGCGCTGCCGAAACACGGGGCTGCCGCTGGCGACCAAAGGCACCAACAAGCAGTACCTTGCCCTTTCCGAGGCTGGTGGCAAGGCGGCACTGGGACTGCCCGGAATTTCCGGCGGTCGCGCTGCCGTTGGTCTTCCGGTTAACAGCCTGACGCCATCCTTCACGATGGTGACGGCAATCTTCATGTCGGCATCGGACATCGCACTTGCCGGCGCGGGTAACTTTTTGGGAGGAATCACCCCAGACGACACCTACTTCGCTGCTCTGCTGCGCTGGTACGGTGCTGGAAGTTCGATCAATCCGAACATGCTGGCTGCTTCCACAACCACCGGTCAACCGATCACCACGGCTAACCCGGGCGCTGGCGTTTGGGGAGTTGTTGTTCTCGATTACAACAACGACACGCGACGTATCTCCATTGCTCTCAACCAGGCTGACACCTTCTCGTCTGGTGTGAAGGCGACAGATTTTGCGCCTGCGGCCAACTCCTACCTCGAAATCGGGTACCACCTCGGCAGCGAAAGCTTGCGGGAAGCGAAGGTCGGCGATTTGTACACCTTCAGCGACTCGCTGTTGCGGACGGACATGGGCAAGAACCAACTCAAGGACTTGGTTGCCGCATTGAAAACGTACTACGGCATCTGATCCACAGGACAATCACCCGACCGCTTTGAGCGGTTTTTTTGTGCCTGATTTTCATGCAGCCCGCCCCGCGCGGGCCTTTTTGTGCCTGGAGAATCCTATGACAACACCCCGCGGCGTTCGAAACCGAAACCCCGGAAACATCGACTTCAACCCCCGCAACGACTGGCAAGGGCAGATTGGCAAGGAGCCGGATGGCCGCTTTGCAATATTCGACACGCCAGAGAACGGCATCCGCGCCCTGGGCAAGCTGCTGATCAACTACCGCGGCAAGGACGGGATGCCGGGCGTGGGCGGTAAGGGCATCGACACGGTGCTGGAGACCATCAACCGGTGGGCGCCGAGCAACGAGAACGACACCCAGGCCTACGCTGGCGCTGTCGCCAAGCGCTTGGGCGTGCGCACCACCGATCCGATCAACATAAAAGAGCCGGCCACGCTTCGCGGCATGGTGGTCAGCATCATCATCCACGAGAACGGCGGCAACCCGTACCCCCCCGCGGTTATCGACGAAGGCGTGCGGAGAGCGCTGGCGTGAATGCCTGGCTGCTGCGGGCTGCTGGCGCCGCTCTGCTGATCCTGCTGGGCATAGGTGCTGGCACCTGGGCCACCACCAGGCACTTCAGGCCGCTGCTCGACGCCGAGCAGGACCAGGGGGCGGCGTGTATCGCCGCACGCGACAACCTGGCCGGCTTGGCGCAGGAACAGGGCAAGGCCCTGGGCGACCTGACCGTGGCGGCGAACGAGCGCCAGGCCAGGGCGGAGCAGGCGATAAGTGAAGCCAAGGCCAGCGCCCAGGACGACTACGCCGCAGCGAACCGTCTGCAGCAGGATCGCACCGGTGGTGACCAGTGCGCGGCTGCGACCTCGATCATCGACAAGGAGTTGGGGTTATGAGCCTGGGCCTGAACTCGCGTTCCTGTGGGAGCGGAATAGAGTGGTTTCGACCTGCAAGCCGCGCAATCCGTGGCGTTGCCTGTAGGAGCGGACTGGTGCTGACCCTGGGCCTAGTCGGGTGCGCCGGCAAGGTAGAGCCACAGATCCAGTACGTGCGCGTCGAGGTGCCGGTGCAGGTGCCGTGTCGCGCACCGGAGGTTTCGGTACCACCGTGGGCGGCGGCTGGCCTGCGCCAGACCGACAGCTTGGAGGTGAAAGTGAGGGCTCTGCTGGCGGAGCGTAGGCAGCGGATCGGGTACGAGAAGGAGTTGGAAGCTGCGACAAAAGCGTGTCGCTGAGTGGTAGGTTCAGGTGGCCATGCCCGCGCTCATGGCCACCCTAGACTCACAACACCGCCAAGACGACAGTAGCCCCAAGAGCCAGTACAACAGCGGACACTGGATCAATGCCCATCAAGCCGAAGCCGATGGCCATGCTACCGAACGCACGAATGCGCTTGTGCAAATCTGCTGAACCAGCTTGTCTAGACATACCCATAGGTACCTCCTTTCTAGCTGCTCCCCGAGTCTCTTGATGTGGCTGGCTTGGGGATGTTCAGACTGTTGCTGTTTTCCGGTGTTCACTGGACACGATGGGGACAGCACCCAACCAGTTCGTAGGCACCACCGGTAAACTGCCGGAGGTGTCATAGCGGTGGCGATCATGGACCAAAGTCTGAGCCAGCGCAACAGTATCTGCGTGGGGGAATTTTGGGGGAATTGATCCCCCCAATGGTGTGGAGTCCTGTTGTGTCATTCTGTGTCGAAGTGCCTGATTTTATTGGTTTTTACGAAATAGGCTCAAAAAAATATGAGGTCGAAAACGGATTCGAAATCCGTTGTACTGGCAACAGTACCTAGGGTTCAAATCCCTATCTCTCCGCCATACGCGAAGTAGTCGAAGCCCCCGAAAACGTTGATGTTTTCGGGGGCTTCGTCGTTTCAGGGGTATCAGTTAGGGCAGATTTGGGGCAGATTTGCGACCTTTCTTGATATTCAAACCTTCGGTTCAGAGAGCTGGTAGAGCTGGAAGCAAACCTGAGTCTTCAAGTGGCACTCAGTCGTGCTCAAATCGTACACGTCGGATTTCAAGTCCGGACGCCTTCCACCCCTCGAGTTTTTTCAGGTGGCTTTTGACGTAGGCCAAGGTGTCAAAAGGCGTTAGATAATGACCGCTTTCGTTATTTAGCTGAATAACCCCGTCCTTTATTGTAAGCATGCCAGCAGAAATTGCTGTGGGATGCGAAATTTCAAATTTTGCAGCAATGGCCACTATGCTTGAGTGCGACGGGTCAGTACCTGAGGCATCATCGTAGCTGCCGATAATGAATTTATCATCCTCTGTCATTACCCATTTATGCTTCTGCTCCGGGCGGATGTCATTTTTGAAAAAATTCACATGCGTAGGCATATTAATCTGTGCCTTGTTATCGTCCATATAGCCTTTCATTAGCTCGACCTCACTGCTGAGTTTTCCTTGTTTAATATCTGTCAGTGGACGAGGTCTTTGGGGGCGCCACCAGCTATAGCCGCTAGGGTCAGTTCTGTTCACCGGGTCACAAGCGCAATAGGCGTATGCATTTAAGCCGCCACGATGAAATGGGCTGAGCGGGTCTGGATTTAGAAAGCGCATCAGAACGGGGCTGTAGGCTCGCCTGCCATTGCCGAGTAGATAACAATTGATCCTTGTCAGTATATGTTCGCTATTAAATGCAAGCTGCGTTGAAATTCCAGGCACCAGAGTGTGGTATCCGTAGGGGCTGTAGGTACGATGCAGTAAAAACGACGCTTCCGTGCTGCTTCGAGTGTTGCTCATAACGGATGGCCCCTTTCGATTTTCTCACTGATGGTTGCTGAGGTCATTATGTGTTATCTCTAGTGACTTGCTGAACTGGCAGAAATACCAGGGTTTAGCTGCTTCGGGGTGGGGCCGCTATGCCCCCTAAGGCCAGCATCAACTGCTGCATCGTGGAGCCGCCTGTTTTATCCATTCCCAATTGACGGCTGCACCTTGCGCAAGATATTCATGCCTTGGCTTTCGCCTCTTCACCCAAAGCAAACACTAAGGTTTGAGCGTCATTAGCCTTCGTTGTATCTGCCAGAAAAGCCCCGATGGCCTCGGAGCTGTCGAGAAAGCGGCAAGCCTCGGAGTGCTTGGTATTGCTCAAGTCCAGTTCAAGGATGGGCATATCCTTGGGGGTGCATGTGTCGCTCTTAGTTGTTTGCCTCGTAACGCATCAAGAATTTCCTTGGGTCGGTTAGGGGCTCCGATTCGATCCGATTTATCGCTACGGTTGAGCATCAGGTAGCCAGTCAAGCCCGTTCGTACGAAGTATTTCCGATATTCGGCGCAACAAACGGGCTATTGGGTTGACCTTACTTTTTCATCATCCCCAACTCAGCATCATCCAACAGCGCCTTGGCCATTGCGCTCAGGTAATGCGAGGCCCAGATCAGTTTCTGGTCGCCGTCCATCAGGCCGCTGATGATCAGGTCGCGCACGTAACCCATGAGTTCGGAAGCCTGTTCGCGGGCGTCCTGGCAGGGGATGCCGGGTTCGATGCGGAACAGCGGGTGAGTGTTGTTTTCGCCTTGGTAGAAGCAGGTCTTGCCGACTGTGGTGGGTTCTGTTGTGTTGTCGGTGGGCAT